CTCAATTTTGGAAATCTCGAACGCATTATCGTTTACACCTGCAGATGATTCAAGATGAACCTTCGACAAATATCCAAACGTCCCTAGAGAGGTGATGAACATTAGAATTATGATTGCAAATATGAAGTACCCCTTGATGATCCTAGGAGCAATATCCCAATTCCGATACAACCAAGAAGCAGCAACAAGTTTAGCAAATTCTAGGCTTGCTCCCATCAACGAAATAGCAAAAACTGCGCCAGGAAATATAGCGATCAATCCAATAATGGAGTAATATGCTGCAGTCCCAGAAAGCAGTAAACCAGCGATGAGTGCAAGTAATGCCATTAAGTTTGATCGTTCCTAACTCTGTATTTTATATTATTTAGATTCATACTTTTAATTATTTCCTTGATCGCATCATTATCTTGCTTTAGGATATCTTTCGTTACTGTTGATACAGTGTAAGATGGTTTACTCATAATCAACCCATTGTGTATCATGTAGTTAAACAAACCATTCTTTAAATTCGACAAATAGATTACTAGATCACCAAAATACACCTTTAGATTATCAGGAATTACATGATAGTTTTTCTTATGCATAAACATTGCTGATCCATAATAAAAATGTGGCATACCACTCATTTTTTTATATTCGCCAGGATTAATTTCTTTTATAATTATGTTACTTCCGTATCCTGCCGAAGCAAGTAAATTGTAACAATCCAATTCATAGTTACAATAACTATGTTCTGAAAACCCTAATATACCATTCTCGGGTAATATCATGTCATAAATCTTACGCAATGAAACTAGATTTACAACGCAATCATCGTTAAGAAAAAATAGTTTGTCATATTTAGATACATCAGCACCACAATTCCATGCAGGATTAACAAAAATATTACCTTCCGTGAAACTGTAATAACGTAATTTTGAAATTTTTTCTAGTAATTTGTGATTTGTTTTCTTGATATCATTATCAACTAAAATAATTTCGCCTATTAACGGATTTCTATCCAGCATTGGCAGCATCACCGATAGATGTGGCGGTCTCCACATTGTAGGAATGATTACGCTTATCATCCGACAACCGTTCTATATTTGAAATTTGAAAGACCATGTTTTGCAAAAACTGGTCGCAACAAGTCATGTTCTTCTAGATCTATTGGGCTCAGTGCATCTTTTCTAGTCCCAACAGAATTAACTGTGGATGACATCTGAGTCATGACAAATCCATTTTCAATTTGATAGTTTTGCTTTCCTTCCCGCAAATTCATCAAATAATTAAATAAATCGCCATAATATATTTTGAATTCTTCTGGAATTTCATAAAAACTTTCCTTGTGTGCATACATCATGCATCCATATGATATATGCGGCATACCAGATCTTTGCGAATAAAACATTGGATTTAATATCTCAAATGTGATATTATCACCAAATCCGTTTTGACAAAATGATTCAAACATATCTATAGTATATGTGCAATAACTTAATGCAGAGTAGCCAATTAATCCTTTATCTGGTGTAATCTGCTCATAAATCTGCTCTAGTGAATTGATATTCGCCAAGCAATCGTCATTAAGCAAAAGTAATTTATTATATTTTGCTAATTTAACACCCAAATTCCATGCAGGATTTGTGTAAATATTTTTTTGTTGAGGTTGATAGTTTATTTTAGATAGACCAATGATTTCATAATCAGTTTTTATAACATCATTGTCAATTAAAATGATTTCGCCGATTAATTCATGACTATTAAGCATAGGAAGCATTTTTTTGTAATGCTTCTCCTGCGGTCGCCACATTGTTGGAATTATTACTGATATCATTTTCGATAAAAGTGAAAATTTTCTTCAAGAACGATGTTTTTAAATTCTTCTGAGTTTGAAGTAGAACCCATAGAAGTTACTGCATAAAAATTATTAATATTCCAATTAAATTTACCATTTTGCATGTTTTTGTTATACAAAAATGTATCGCCATAAAAAATTTTATAATTGTCAGGAATGGGGTGATAACTGTTTTTATGCATAAACATACAAATACCAAATTGATGATGCATATTGTTTGATATTGTCATATTTTTAGATTCCCATTCAGAAAAATATACTGAATCTATATTTTTAAACACTGAAGTTTGATCAAATCCTATGACACCATTTTCAGGAGTAAGATATTCGTATACAAGTTCTAGACAAGTAATATCAAAAAAAACATCATCACTGTATAAACAAATTTTATCAGCATTACAATGAGCCACTCCATAATTCCATGAGGGATTTACATATAAATTTTCACAAGGTTTATGATGAATAATTTTATTTAATTTGTTTATTGTATCGTAATCAGTTTTATTAAAATCATTGTCAATTATAAAAATCTCACTAACTAATGAATGTTTATCCAAAAGAGGCAACATTTGTTTATAGTATTCACCTCTCCACATTGTTGGAACTATAACAGAAATCATATTTTAAATATTAAAATTAAAATTTAGGACAACTCTTCTACTCACATCAGTCGGAGAATTACTAGAATGATATCTAGCACCATCAAATATAACAGCTGTATTCTCTATGCATGGGATCATTTTGACAATTGATAATTTTTTAGTTTTACTAAACTCGTCTGCACTCATATTACTTTTAAAATCATAAAATGTGTCATAGAGATAAGTTGGGGCATCTGTTGTATTTAGATAAATGAGTGCGGTTAAATGCGGTTCATTATGATCAACATGTGCTGTATTGGTGATGCGTTCTGCACTTTTTGTAATTAAACCAACTCTTATTCTATGCAATTGTGTAATATTCAACCTGCAATTATCTAGCATGGTTGCAAATCCAGCCTCAACAATATATGACTCAGGAAAAATGCGATTCCCGTCTTTGTATAAATATCGTCCAAATGAAAAATTGTCTGTGATTTCGGAAATTCCTGTTGATTCCATAAACGACCAAGAAAATTCTTCGCTGAAAATCCACTGCTTCATATGTTTGAATAGAGTTGGCGAAAATGCTCTATCAATTAGTATGATATCATTATTATCGCTCATGCGAAAAAATCTTCGATAGAATTAATTTTTTCAGTCTTCCAATCAATCGCAGACAGAATAATATCCAATGGTTCTAGGAACGATTTATCAAACTGAAGATCATAATCTATGTATTTCTCAGCACCAAGTTGTTTTGGAATGCCTGATAGAAACGCCAGAGTATTGTTATTGAATATGTTTGGTTGTTTTAAATAGATAAACTTGATCTTTTCGCCTTCTTGGATTACTTGATATCGTTTAGTTAGTTTTAATTCACGCAAGAAATGATTGTAAACAAGTGCACCCTTCACATGAATTGGTGTGCCTTTCTTGAAGATATTTGCAGCATCTGAATATTCACCCAATCCATTGACGCTTCTCGGAAAAGATATTTCCTCAACAGGAAGGGTTCGAAACTCATTTCGAAAGTTCTCAATAAACTTATGCAGATCTTCTTCAGTCTGAGTCATAATGATATTAATCGCTTCTTTAATTTTTGTGCGACAGGCTGATGGTGTGGATGATTTAACTGCCTCGAGACCCATGATCTTTAATTTTGGTTTTGTGTAAACCACACCCTCACTATCGTATACATGAAGAATGTATCGTTTCTTCGCAGTCCATATTGCCTTGTCAGCAAGAGACTCACGTTTCATTTCCATGCGCTGCTGATATGCATTCAAATAATCTTTGAGTTCTTCATATGAAGAATCAATATAAGGTTGTAGTTTTTCTTCACAAACTTTATCCATAAACTTGATGACCTTTTTAGAGTCGGTGACGTTTGGATATAATTTATCAATAATTGGTCCCATGTTCAGATAAATTGAGTCTGTATCTGATGCGATAACATAATCGCCACCAGTCGTTTTCAACAATTTATTCATGTAATCATTAATTTTCTTTTCAATCCATCGAATCGACAATTGCCCTGCCGTAGTAATACCCTCGGCGATACGAGTATCAAAGAAACGGAAGTATTGATTACCCAGCGCACCATAAGCAGAATTCAGTGTAACCTTTTTGGCTAACTGAAGATTGTTATATCGAGCAACTTGTTTTTCAAGATACTCAACTTGATTCTTATCTTCAAGAACCGTTTCGATTTTCTTTTTAGATTCTAATGCTAGTTTCTTATAGCGTGTACGGTCTTTGTACATGCTATCCATAATTTCAGGCATCACACCTTGTTTACTTGTTTTGAAGAATTGACAATTAGGTGTAAGTGTGGCGTCAACATTCTTTAAGAAGTCAGCGCGAATCTTTTGATTTAGTAGCGAATCAACGCTCACACTACCTTCGCGAACAAGATTGCGCATCTCAATAGTATATTTCGTGGGTTCAATCAGAGTCTCCATTGAAATATTATACTGCATAATAAGATGCGGATACAGACTGTTCAAGTCAAATGACGCCACCCATTGATGCATACCCAAAAGAGGTTCTTTAACATATGCACCTTCATAGGCACCACGCTTATCACCCTTCTTCATTTGAGGGATAACAATCTTCTTTTTCAGCAAATGATTGTATACAATCGCATCCCACATGCGCACCTGCGTGAACACATCATCGTAGTTGACTTTATTATCATATGCAAGTGTCAACGCCAACTCAATCAACTTCATCTTGTCTTCAAGTTTCTCTACAAGTTCAACGTCTTTGATGTTATATTCAATGAACTTTTGATAGTCGTACTTGTACAATTGATGTAGAGTTTCAAACTCTGAGTAATCAATCTTCTTTTCGCCCAATTCAACGTGAGCAATATTATCAAGTCGATAAGATTCTTTCTGCGAATAGGTGAACTTGCGATAGAGTTGGAGATAGTCGAGAATAGAAACACCCATGATTTCGTATACTTGCGTCTTACGATTCATGATGAACACTTCATGTTCTCTTAATTTATTCCAAGGGGAAAGTTTCTTGGCTTCATCTTCACCAAAGAGTTTGATGATGCGATTTACAAGATAAGGAAAGTCAAACTGCTCGATGTTCCAACCACTTACAACATCTGGGTGGAATCTTGCCCAGAAGTCAATGAAACGTCGTACGAGATCGTATTCATCTCGACACTTTGCATAGTGCACGTCGTCACGGTGCTTGCTATAATCGCTGACACCAAACACAAAATAATTACCCTTAATTTTGATAGTGATTGCGGTAATTTCTTCGTTAGCATCTCTTGGCTCTGGGAATCCATTCTCTGATCCAACTTCGATGTCAAGATAGGCAATGCAAATTTTATTAACATCCCACAATATATCATCACCAAAGTTATCGGCAATAAAAGCATACTCATAGCGGTTATTGCCAAAAATAGGAAAATTATCGACACTCTCATACCTCTCTAAGAATTGGCGACAGTCAGGAATTGTTCCTGGCTGAATAGGTTTGACAAACTCACCAGCGAGCGTGGTGAATTCAGAAGGTTCTTGACTTGGAAGGAAAAACGTGGGTTTGTATTCGATCTTACGTCGAATGCGCTTGTCATTCTCTACGCCTCGGAAGAGTATATACTTTCCCGAAACGCAGATATTAGTGTAGAAATCAGACATATCACCCCAAGATTAAATCTTTTGGCGGAACAACAATTCCTGCTCCGAATATCTGATTATACCCGCTTTTGACTTCTTCAGCAACCTCTGCAACACAAACAACGTTATTCTTGTTTACTACGAAAGGACCGTTTGCTGCATGCATCCATGGCATAAATCCAAGAGCACCTTCGCCAGTCTTAGTGCGCTGAAGAATTGCTGATAGTGGATTTTTAAACTCAATAGTTGTATCATTTTCTGATACGATTTCGACAACTAATTCCTCTCCACTTACGAGTTTGACTACTTTGATTTCTGACATTGTACACCTGTTTATAATTTGTAATATAACCTTTGTCTTTCAAATTTTGTGGTTTACCATTTAATAGAAACTTATCATTTGAAAGAGTCCAAACATCTTTTCCAACTTTTAATTGCCACCCATTAAATTCTTTGATTTCAATTTCGTTTGATTTAAAGAAATCGCGAAGTTCTGTTAGAGAGTGCATTATTCTTCTCCAGAATTGCCGCTATCCATAGATTGACGTTTTACTTTATAAGCAACATGATTTGCATGGGCAGCTATAAATGCATTCTTCAGCATACCACGTTCTTGCTTATCTTTAATCCAACCATTTGCCTCACTTACAGCAAGCATGCGTTTGTATTGTCTCGGAAGTTTAGCATTAAAGAAGTCACTACGATTAGCCATTTAAAATTTCCTCACATTTTTTAAAAAATCGTTCTGTTTGTCCTGGGTGAAAACTTTGATACATGTGCCAGAACATTTCCACATCATTTTTACCAAAAGTTGTACCAATACCATACTTTGGCATACCATCAGCAAGATCCCAGTATGGTGACGCATCTTTTGGTTCCCATTCCATACGAATTGGTGGTGCGTCATATCGTAATGGCATCAATATCTCAATAGGTATATTACTCTCTTCAGCCCTAAATGTCAATTCCTCTGATACATCACCGCGATAATTTGGCAAGAATGACGGGTTTCCGCATTTTCTGTATGTTGAAATTGTGAATGTTACGTTATGTGGTGCACAAAATACATGTTGATTATTCTGAATGTGATTGCTGCGTTGTGCAGATCCAATAACTTTACCATCATACGCTTGTTCAAAAAAATAATCTAAAGCATTATCATTCAAAGGTAGCGCATCAATATCTAAAAACATAATCGCATCATGTCCTTTCTTCTCAAGCATCTCTACAAGTTTATCCATAGTATAACCAGGAGAAGCCTGAGACAAAACTGGATAGTGTGCAATATTCGATTTATTGAATTTCTTTACAACTTCAACTTGAAGTTCTACTGATCGCTTATTAATATTGTCCATAAAAATGGATGCAATGCAAGGACTCTTCACTTTTTCCATGGTAAAACTCCATTATATTTTTCAAGCATTTTTTTGTTTCCTTGAATAAAGAAATCTGACTGCACTGAAAGTCCAGTATTACCCACTCTATATTTTACTGTGTAATCTTGAGTACAATCATACTTCAAATTATTCTGCCGCAACATTAATGTTGCCGCAATTGCGCGGTCGATTTCGGGTTGACCAGGCTCGCGAAATTTCCTATACCAAACTGGTGACATGCCAACTGCCGCAGCTTTTGGGACAAAATAACAGTTCACATCAACAAAAAAATCTTCTGGGTGTAGGATACTCGCCCATTTCCCTAGACTTTCGCAATCATCTAAACATACAACATTTCCATCTTTATCTATAATTTTACGAAGCGAGAATGCCCAATCTAAATTTTTTTCTTGAACCAAATTTATTAAACTTTCTACATGATTGGGTTCAAGCATATTATCGTCATCTAACCATAGATGATAATCACCATCGGCAAAATAACTTGTTCCGCCATAAACACGATGACCATTGTATCTATTAGTGCCAGTTGGGTATGGCAAAACTAACACATGTTCATTTTTCCCATTTGGAAATTCTGCTTGTTTTAGAATTGGCTCAGCCTTTTCCCATCTCTCTTTGCCATCAACAACCACAATGTGTTCAATGTGTTTGTATGTTTGCGCTCTAACTGAGGCAATACATTCAGCAAGATAAGGATTTCCAGTTGTTGGAGTAATAATTGAAACTGTTTTTACTATTGTCAATTTACCAGCATAGTTCATAATTCACCTTTTACAATTAATTAGTTGGTTCCCATAATGTTGTGTGTGCTTGAGCGGACGCATTGAATGCATCTTCATCGTTCGTATTGTAATAATACAATGCTAAACTTTTTCTGGCAACTCCTTCTGGAGTATTGAGTGGGACTGGATGTCCATGCCAGGATTTTCCTGTGGTGTTGAATATAACGCATCGATTAAATATGGGCGCAAGTTTAAGTTTACATTCTGTTTTATCTGCATTCCAAAGTTCTAGATGACCATTGTATTCGTCTTTCCAATCTTTGTTAAGATAGAGTAAAAGATTTAGTTGACGATATAATCCAGTTCTGCGTTCTACATTAAAATCAATATGAACATTTAGTTTTCCACCATTCTCGATCCGATGCATTCCACCACCATAAAGTCTGGTGTCTGAGACTAGTCTAGACGTGTTAGTTAAATATTGCAACCAATCTAATACGAACCCAGAGTTAAGTTCATGAAGAATACTTCGGATAACTTGTGGAATAAAAATTTCGTTTTTAGATGCAAGTTTTAATTCTTTATCATTTGAAAACTGCCACCATTCTTTAGGATTATATTCAGAGAATGCATCAAGAGCAGCATTTAGAATTTCATCTGGGAGAAAGTTATCAATTACAATGTGAGGGAACGGCTCAGCATTCTTGTAGTGAAATCGAGCAGGTTCAATCCATTCTTGCTTGTAATACTTGTCAATAAAGTATTGACGAAAATCAATCAAATTATGCATAACAACCTCAATACTTATTATTGTTTTCTCTGTGATGGCGATAGTAGAGAAATGCTTGGTTCACGTTAGAGACTTTTGCACCAGCCGCAGTCATTCTTCCCCATAATCCTAAATCTTCCAAAGTTTGATGGAAGTTTCCATATTTAGCATAACCACCAACTGATTTAGCCAGTGCTGTACGATAAAGCATCGATCCATGATGTTTATGGTCTTTTCTCCAGTAATAATCACCTTGATGCTGCCACATCTCATCAGGATGGTGCTTGACTCTTGATCCCTTCACTTCACCCGTAAGAATCATATCATATGTGATGATATCCGGAATTTGAAGTTCAATAACTTTATAAAAAGTTTCGATAGTATCTGATCGTAGCCAATTGTCTGCTCCGATAAACATACAATATTCAGTGTTAACTCTTTCCAACATATTTTGAAAATTTTGAACTGTTCCTAAATTCTCAGGATTCTCATAAAATTCAATTTGGGGATATAATTCTAAAATGTGTCTACAGTCGCCAACACCATCATCAACAAACATAATTCGTTCAGGCTTTTTTGATTGTGACAAAATTGTTTCTATGCAATGAGCAGCAAGATGCCCATATCTATATGATGAAATTACAACAGTTATCATGGTATCATTGTTGGGTCGATTTTATGGACGACCTTTCCTCCAATCATATAATGTGGATATGTTTTTGCTGCCTTGGTTCGACAAAAACCATTCATATATGTCATACGACTAGAATTAGAATTGTTTGTTTCGCTGCCATGAACGATCATCACAGACCAAATAAGAACATCACCTTTCTTGGCAGTGTATTTTTTTCCTTTTAAATTTGTCCGATTAAATTTTCGAAGATTTTTTGGCGGATCAATGCGCATTGTTTTATGTGAGCCTTCGATAAATTCAATGGCTCCGTTTTCTTCCGTGATGTCATCTATTGCAATAATGGTCTGAAAATAATCGTCAACAACATCATTACCAAATATTTCGCTTTCGCGAAACATAATGTCTTGATGCCAAGCGAATTGATCTAGATCACCACGCTCGCGAAAATAAATTTGATTGTTAATCTGTCGGACATCATCGCCAATGAACTCGCGAACTAATTCAGTCATGGGCTTGCTGATTCGAATTTGGTTTAGATATAAATTTGCAAGAGCAGGAAAAAAAATCAAAGACCTTTTGTTATAGGCTTGTTCGCTCGGAACATGAGGATATCCAGCAGCCTTGATCTGTTCATCGGTAACTGAATATGCATAATTTTTAATTTGATCGCATTCAGAAGCACTGAATACGGAAGGAATAACAATAATTCCTTTCTCATCATATTCTTTCTTCATTTAATATAATCGCGATACATCTTAAAATTATAATCAGGGTCGCTTGGATCACGGCTGCCCTGCGTTACTGAATATGCTTTCTCATATCCTGCTTCTTTGACGCATTCAATAACAAGATCATTGAATGTGCCATAGGGATATGCAAAATATTTCATTTTCATTCCCATCGGAGGAGTGACTTCTTGCATAATCTCTTCTTTATTAAGTTTAGTTAGATCGCGATGACTCCATGTGTGCCAACCCATTTCAAACCCATACTTATCGCAAAGTTGCCAAACTTCTTCGTATGTGCAGTATTCTTCAAGTCGAGGAACATTAGGAAGATCAAAAGCATTGTCGCCACCAACAAAATCGCCCATCACAAACATGATACCCGATTTACCAGCGAGCACATCTTGATTATAATAGACGTTCTTATAGATGCCATCGAATCCTATCGGATCACTACAAGTGAGAATTTGTTCGCGAGTATTATAATTAGGATGGCGAATATTCCCAATATTATGTGCCAACTTCATATAGTGTCACCGATTGAATGTATTGTCTGTAAGGAAATTCTATTCGTGTAATAATATTTCCGAAAGCGTATGGCTTTAACCAATCTCGTATACCAGCAATTAGAACATGGCGGCATGCACTTACCTTTATCCAATGTGCGATTTGCTCATGATTGTATTGTTCATATAAAGTCCCTGTTGTCATTACAAGATCATATAAACCTTCTGGTGCATGAATTCTTTTCACATTCCACGGAAGTCTTGATGCTGCTAGATCCGATAACTCAATACCGTGTATATCTTCAGCAGGAAGATCTTTAGTAACAAATCCTTCTCCGCACCCAATATCTATTGCCCGATTGTATCGAATCGGAAGCAGATTTAAAATTTTATCTTTTCTATACAGATCATCATGAGTGCTTTCATATGCCCAAGGATCCGCATTCTTATACCATTGCTCTAATTCTTCTTTAGTTTGCATCTAAAACGCCATGTATTGCTATGGTCATTCTAGAATTTTCCACAGTTTGTCCAAAGTAAAAATCGGGAGAGTGCAAAACTATAGATGGATATAAAACTAATTTATTGTATTCAAATTTTATATGCTTATAAACTTCTAGCACACTTTTAAGCATCGACACTTCGATTGAAAACATATCTTTAAATCGATTATTCTCTTCAAGATTTGTCTCATACATTATTCGCATTTTATCATCATCGACTATCGGAATATCCCCAAGTCTGTTATATACAGTAGTTCCATAATTCCCGAGAGGTGGCAATTGATGGTCTTTGTTTAAATAAATTATTGCAGCAAAATTTGTGGATTTATCTTCTTCTGAAGCACTATGACGAATATCAGAATGAGGAAACCCTTGTCTCGACACCCACGGATTGATATGATAATGGAAAGTGTGGCATTTTACAATTTTTCTATTGTAAAACGATTCAATTTTATCCAATATTTCATTTTCTATGTCAGCGTTATTGATATCCGCTCTATAACCTGACCAAACGCCAGTTTTTGCAAATTTATCACGATTAAAATATTTTTGCGATAATCCATTTTCTCTAACCAAATCTGGATTATCAAAAAAATTGTTATATTCTTTAACAGATTCATCTAAATTTTTATAATTAATACTCATGCGTTTTCTTCTTTTAAATTTGCATCTACATCAGCATCATCTAATTCAAAGAAAACGCTAAAGGAATATCTATGACCAGAATCAGAATTTTCTGGTGCATCAGAAAAATAATCATCTTGAGAATGTAGTAGTATAGCAGGGTACGCAATAAATTTATTAAATGCAAATTGAAATTTTTTAAATTCTTTAAATTCACTCATAATTTTTTTTACTTCTGCAGAACATTGCATTTTTACAAAATTTTTATATGAGATATGGATGTTGTTGATTACATGTGTCATACTCAAATATTCATGTATAGTTATATTTTTAGAATTTAAAACATCATTCAAGTCGCGATAATGATATAATGTAGTACCACAATTAGATGGAAAGACCGCACTCATGTATATCAACCCAGAATACTTTTTTACATTTTCCTCAGCGTCATCGAAATGAATACAGCCGTGCATGGAATGTACAAAATTAACATTAAAAGATGCAGAAATGTGTGTTACTTTTTTACCAGTTACTTTTTGGATCTTATATACAATTTCTTCGATGATCGCAGCATCAACAGCATTTTCTGTATTTAATTTATGCCTTAACCCAGGATCATCCGGATCCGTATTACCTATTTGCGCCACGAAATTATCTGACACATAATTAGTATTTTTTTTGAAAAAATAGTCGTGTAATTCAAAAGGTCTATCAAAAAAATTATCTACCTCATAAATTTTTTCTTTTTCTATGTCATATTTTATCTGATGTACTTCGGAACTTGTCATTATTAATCCTCGTATTAATTAATCCCAGAGATTCTCATAGTATTTGCCGAACAAACGAAAAGCATTTTTCTTGCGAGCATGATAGGCTTTCATTTTCTCGGTGTCATAAACACCTTCACGAACAGTAACCATCTCGCTGAAATCTTCGCCTTCTTTTTTCACGAACTTATACTTCGGCTTCTTGATACAGAAGTCTGGGTCGCGATCTTTGGCAAGTTCACCAAACGCCCAGACCATTTCTTTCATGATCCAATTCCAACGCTTGAAATGAAACTCATCAGTATCCCATTCATTTTTCTTGGGCTTGGCTGCAGTCGAACGAAGATGCTCAGGCACATCGTCATCATCAGTGTAAGGTGCGCCATGATTCGTCTTGAGCAACTGCTTGAGCATTGGATGAACGATGAGCGCAAGTGTACGATCCATGGACCAAGTATCCCATGGATCAATTTTTACAGATATCTTCTGCTCACCCTTCTTCGGGTATCTACCTATAGAGACTCTCATTTTGTTTTCTCATGAATCCATGCTATTGCTTCACAAAGAAATTTTACCAAAAAAACTATTCCTATAAACAGACCACATGTTACAGATAAGCCAATGAGTATATCAATCATTTCTTCTTACGACGGGCTGCTCGCTTTTTTGATCCCATTTTCGCACGACCCTTGCCGTGACCTTTGATTCCTGTTTTAGCTGGCATATGTCACCTCAATCATGTGGTGGCGGAACAGCACCATAAGCAGGATCTGAAGTGCCATCCATTCCAGTCTGCGAAACATTAAAGTTGATATTTGGTTGATTGGTATAAATCTTGTTCCAATCTAATTTAAACTCATCAACTTTAGGCAAATCGAATTTAAATTCTTTTGATGATAAATCTGTGATATCATCACTTACGATCTCTAGACGATCGCTTGGTTTGACATAGTAACCTAATGCGCGCAAAAATCCTGTGAACTCATCAAGCAATTCGTTAACTGTCAGATCGTCATCTTCAATTTCAACTGTGATCTTTTTTGTGGAATTTTTATCCCAAACACTCCCACCACCTAACTTACCAGTGTATTCAAATTTTACAGACATAATTTTTCACTCCTTAATACTTTATTTTATCTCATCTCGCTTATGGTATATAGTCAACGAAATATCCATTGGTACCTCCCTCACTTTCAACATCAAATTCACTATTACACACAGAACAAAGGTATTGCTTGTTAGTTTCTACAATCATAATTTAGGTTTTTGCCATTTTTCATTTTCTATCCACTGACTTAGATTTTTTTCAG